TTTGTTACTGACGACAATCCATGTGAGCTAAAAAGCGTAGGTGGAACAATCCAACGCTGCATCGGCGGTGTAGATAAAGGCTGCCAAAACGGCAACGCAAATAACTACACCGGCGAAGGCGAAGAATTTATCCACCTTTGGCTCCTTAGGACTCACCCTGAAGAACACGGAGAACGTAATCCGGAGTGCCGGCCACCATAAGGGCGGTCAGCAGCTGCGAATGCACGTTCATCTCCGCTGCAGTGACACCCAACTTGGGAGCGTCGCAGACGACATAAGTCGAAAACGAGTACTCCTGGTTGAGGTCAGCAGTGAAGGGATCCGCGGCAACCTTCTTACGATCCAGACGGATCGTATGACGATTGCGGTTCTTCAGCACGTGGGACACCGTCAGACGATCGAGCCCGTTAGCGGTTTGATAGACACTGGAAGTGTCATTCATCCCGATACGAGCGAAATCGTATGTGACGGCATCCACCGTGAGAGTGGGGATTGGGTCAGGTAGGGCCATATGTGTTCCTAGCAGTATGATAGCAGGGAATTTCCCTACTATCGTCACTTCTCGGACCACCTATGTTGGATAGGCAGTCCTTGCTACCTTATTGCGCGTGTAACGCCCAATGCGGTAGCGATGGCATACTGACGAGTTGTGAAACTCTCCTCAGTTAGGCCGAATCCAAAAGGTGTTGCTTTCCTACGCCGTTGGAAAACGGCGCCGTAAGTTGAACTTACGGTAGGAATATCAATGATGTCAGGCTCGACCATACGGCCAAACCTGGCACCTTGAACGGTACGGTATGATGAGAGTTCACAACGCTCCATCACGTATCCGTAAGGCATCACCAGCCCATCCTGGGCGAATGCATTGATGTTATGAATAACATCACCTGCATTCGAGAACCAGTCTGCAGCCCAAGACCACGGAAGTAGATTCCAAGCTGTATTGGCGGAAATACCGCCATAGAGATGTCGCATTTCTGCTTCATCTCTGAGCAGCTTTTGGG